CTTAGAAGAATACGCCAAACTCCAAGAGGAGATGGCAACTAACGGAGGCACGTGGTATGGCAATAGATATTGACGAGTTAGGTATTAAGGTACGCAAACTGCGTGACCACTACCACACTCGTGATGCTCGTTGGACTGACCTCATGTCTATCCGTCAGGGTAACATTCAGCAAGTCTTCCCTGAACTATTCTCATCAGACTTTCCTAAGCCTATGGTGGCTAACTTCATCGACATCGCAGCACGCGACGTAGCCGAAGTTATCGCACCACTACCAGCATTCAACTGCGACACGACAGATTCAATCTCTGACCGTGCACGCAAGCGTGCCGACAAGCGCACCATGATTGCCTCTGGCTACCGCGACTCTTGCAACCTACAGACCCAGATGTACACAGGCGCTGACCGCTATGTGACATTCGGTATGCTTGCATTCATCATTGAGCCTGACTTTGAGAACAAGCGCCCAATGATTCGCATTGACAACCCAATTGGCTCATACCCAGAGTATGACCGCTTCAATAAGTTGCGCTCTTACACCAAGCGCTACCAGAAGACGGTACGCGAACTTTGCAATGATTTCCCTGAGCACGAGGCAGTTATCCGTGGTCAGTATGAGAAGCGTTCGTCTGAGCGTCTCCTCGAAGTATTCCGCTACACCGACAAGGACGAGACAGTTCTTTTCATCCCAGAGCGTAGCAATCTTATTCTTGACCGCGCTAAGAATTTCCTTGGTGAGATTCCAGTTGTTATCGCAATCCGCCCAGGCGTAGATTCAGATGAGAACCAACGTGGTCAGTTTGATGACATCATGTGGGTTCAGGTTGCACGCTCACGCTTTGCAACTCTCCAGTTGGAAGCAGCACAGAAATCTGTACAGGCTCCAATCGCAATGCCTAACGATGTTAACGTACTTGAGATGGGTCCAGACGCAACCATCCGTTCTGCTAACCCAGAGAAAATTCGTCGCGTTGGTATCGATATTCCTAACGGAATCTTCCAGGAGTCAGCAACTCTCGACCAAGAACTTCGTGTCGGCTCACGTTACCCTCAGGGCCGCCTAGGTCAGCAGTCAGGTTCTATCGTCACAGGCCGTGGCGTAGAAGCACTCATGGGTGGATTTGATACTCAGGTTAAGACAGCACAGGCTGTATTCGCTGAGGCATTCCGCCATGTCATGCGCCTCATGTTCCTTATGGATGAAAAGTTGTTCGGTGATGTTACAAAGGAAGTACGCGGTGTTAACGCTGGTGCTCCTTACGAAATCACATACACGCCATCTAAGGATATTGCTGGGGACCATTGGTGCGATGTTCAGTACGGCCTCATGGCTGGACTTGACCCTAACCGTGCTTAGTATTCGGGCTTCAGGCTCGTGGCGATAAGTTAATCTCACGCGACTTCTTGCGTCGTCAGATGCCATGGGAGATGAACGTCACCATGGAAGAAGAGAAAGTCGAAGTTGAAGAACTACGCGACGCTCTCATTCAAGCAGTAGCAGGTTACGCACAGGCATTACCAGCAATGGTTGCCCAAGGCCAAGACCCATCAAAGATTTTGTCAGCAATGGCGACAATCATCAATGGACGACAAGAAGGCAAACAGATTGAAGAGACAATCGCCGAAGCCTTTGCTCCAGAACCACAACCAGAATCCCCAGCAGGTGCAGCCCCTGAAGAAGCGCAAGGCGCTCCAGGCGAGGCTCCCGCTGGGGCATCTAGTGGACAACTTCCACCTGGCCTAGAAGCATCAGTCCGTATGCAGGGTGTTGCTCCAGGTCAAGAAGGTATGGCCCCAGGCGGCCGTCCAGCACTGCAGACACTACTTGCAGGACTCTCATCTTCTGGTAACGCGCAGATGTCTGCGGGAGTTATCAGAAGGCAGTCAATCTAAACGCGTTTTGGCTGTCATTCAAACAAACCTATAGGAGATACAAATGGCAACAATGAAGTCATCATTGACTACAAAGGTTCCTTCACCAAAGAACCAGGGTGGGCACGGCTCATCTGATGCAACAACACAGAAGACAAAGATTCAGTCAAAGTCTGGCCCAGCCAAGACAGGCGCATCTAACGTTGTTTACACAAAGCAGCCTTCAGGTACCAAGGGAACTGGTACTACTGCTGGAAAGCCAATGAAGTAACAAATGGAATTAGACGACGAGGGCACGAACGCAACAAGGGTAACCAAGTTTGATGTTCTTGCCCTTATCGTTGAAGTAACTGCAAACATCATTAATGATATTGCAGATGGTCTGAAGGTTGGAAGCCAAATGCTTCAGACCCACGCTAATCTTGTGGAGGAGCAACAGACTTTCCACGAGTATGCAGCCCGCACCATTGAGACACTACAAGAGGGAGAATAGTCATGCCACAGGCAAAAAAGCCAGCAATGACATCAGGCCCTGGCGCACTATCGCGCAGAACCGATGGCGGACCCGCATCAAAACAAGCACAACGGTATATCTCTGGTATGCCTAACTACGGAGATGGGCAAGAATTGGCAAACTTACAAGCATCAGCGCCTATGGCGCAAGGGCAGAATGCCAAGCCAATGCCTCAGGCTGCTATCGCAGCAGCGGCACAGCAAGGTGCACAACCAAGCGCAATGCCTCAACCTACTCAAGGTCCACAGGCAATTCCCCTTGACGTTCCAACTCAATTCCCAAATGAGCCTGTAACCAATGGTTCTCCTTCAGGACCAGGTGCAGGACCAGAAGCACTTATCTTACCCAAGCCAACCGACCAGCGTCAGCAAGAAGTTAGCGCCTTAGTTGCACGTTACTTGCCAGACCTTCAGGCTGCAACAAACATTCCTGGTGTGCCAGATTCATACAGAAAGTTTGTTAATTATTTAACTAAGCAGGCGCAATGAACCAATGGGTTGAAGGTACAATTTTTGACAACATTGATAAGTTTGCTAACAGCCTAGGCTATGAAAATGCAGGAATCGTAATTCCTCTTTCAATGGTTCCTTGGCAATCAACAAGCGATAGGGATGCATTTATTCGCGCACTTACCGATACAGACCCTGCTGGCGGCGACGGTAATTTATTATCTAATATTATGAAGAAGGGTGGTACTAAGTAGTGTCACTCTGGGATAATATTCTTAACACTGTTAAAGGTGTTGGCTCTGCATTTGGCTTAAGCCAGGCAGGTGCCCAGGCTGCCAGTTCAGCCGTTCAAGGTGTTGCAGATATTGCAGCACAGCAAATTGCGGGAACTCAAGCACCAAAAACTGTACAAGGTTTACAGACCGCTGCACAGCAAGCATTGGCTAAAAGCCCAGCAAAAATTGCCACTCCTGGTCAAACATCAGATGTTCTTCTTAATGCTGCAATGCCTGTTGGTGAAGCATTTTCTCAAGCAAATCGTGCCATTTCAACAATTGGCTTGCTTAAAGACAAAAATGTTTCAGACATTGGGCTTTCTGATATCAAGAAAGCATATAACCGTTCTGCTAAAGTCTCAATGTTTCAAAGCATTACGCAGACAAGCATTTTTCAAGATTCGCCTTTTGGACAAGCCTCTGACTTATTTCTCAAGGCTGGAAATGTTGACCTTAAAAAGGTAAATCTTTGGTCTGATGCAGACATTAAAAAGAACTTTGTCGACAACCCAGTTGGTAAATGGTATACTGGCGTTGGCGATTTTGTAACAAGTAACCTTTATGGTGGCGCTGTTACAAAACTTGCTGGCGAAGCAATTAAAGCCATACCAAAAATTGAAACACTTAGCACGTCTATTAAATCTGAACAAGATTTAGCAAAGATGGCAGCCGAAGCAGATGCACACATTACACATATTTCAACTAATGGTTTATCTGGAACTAAGACTCCTTTTGGTCAAGACATTCAAAACCTAGCCTCTAACAAAGATATCAATTATATTATTGATAAGGTTCGAGACTACAGCAACAACGAACATCTTCCAGGCCTTATTGCAAAAACAAATAACCCAACCGTTATTAAAGATTTAATTCTTGCCGATAAGGGCTTTTTACCTTCCATTGAATCTCTTGGCAATTCAGTTCATACAACAGATTTGTGGCAATTAAAAGACATGAGTGCTTTTATTGCTGGAAACGTTGCATCAACAGGCAAGTTGCCTACATATTCTGGTGAGTCACTTGGCCGCATCCTTGCTGCTTACGATTCATCAGTCGCTGAAATTCCTGGCCATAAAGAAATCCTTGATGCATTTCTTTCTAATAATGAGCCAAAATACCTTGGCAATTCCTACAAGCCAATGGAAGCAAATACTGTAACAAATGCTATTGCAAAAGCAAAGTCTAGCATAGATGCTTTTAAGGCCGCTGCTACTACACGTGATTTTACTAACGTTGGTGGATGGACTGAGACTGTGTTAGGTGGTGGACGCTTCCGCCCAGTAACACGTTTAATGCGTATCGCTGGAACATCAATGCCTCATGGTTACGTTTCTTTCTCTGGAACAACGCCATTTGATGGTGTTGATGAGTTGAATGCAATATTTGACAGTATGCCATCTTTTAAGTTTGGTGACAATAAAATTGCTACAGGCATTGATATTGTTAACGGACAAACTTTACCAATTTATGCAACCGCATCAGAGTATCGCAGTCAATGGATTAAAAAGTTTATTGATGCTAACGGACCAACTGCTAAGGCAAAGGTTCTTGACGACTTAGATAAAGTTCTTGGGCATGACTTGGCTCGTACTCATGGCATTCTTGATACAAATAAAATTAATGCTATGGTAGCCGAAGCCCGCCAGACACTTAACACTACACATGGTGGATTGTCAAGTACTGGATTTGCCTTTGATGCCGCTGGCAACCGAGTTATTGTTGACCCACAAACTCAAAGCCAGTTGGCTAATGCTGTAGCAATGTTGCCGTGGGATAAAATTGAAAAAGATATGATTGTTACCCAACGTGCCCTTGGTGGCACTTTGGCTGGTGAAGCATTCTGGCATTCGCCAACTTTTGCTCATAATTTCTTTGAATCTCTTAACCGAGTATTTTCATTCTCTGTGCTTGGCCACCCATCATATATTTTCAAGAACAGCATGATTGAACCATTGACTGGCGCAACTATGGCCATGGGCCATGATTATTGGTCTGGCTTGGTCAAGGGTGGTATTTCAAACTTTGTTGAGAATAATAAAAATCGCATTCTTTCTGGTGCATCAAAGGTACTAAAAGGCAAAGAACTTCGTCAAGCCAATCATGAAGTTCAGCATGTCATGGATATGCTTAACGAAGCGTTGCAAGCAAGAGATGTTCGTTATGCTGAATGGCATAATGCTTTTGAAACTGACAACCTTTCTCCTGTCACTAAGAGAGAAAACCTCGCCTTAATAAAGGCTAATCTTCAGGAATCTCAACAAATGGTAACTCGCCTTGAGGTTGCTGCAGATTTAGCAGTCAATAAGTTTGGAAAACTAGAAGACATTCCATCTCTTTATGGCCTACGCCGTCGCATTGATTTTCTTAAAGCAAACCCAGAAGTTTCTGCCCTTTATGGTTCAGAGATTCGTGCTGCTGAAATTCTTTTACAGCGTTCGGCTGGAGATTTAGCAACCCTTGCTCCAAATCTTGCTGAACAAAATGCTCGCCTAGAGCAAGCCTGGAAAGCAATTGACTCAACTATTCAAAAAGCAAAATTAACCGAGCAGGCTCAAGCCGATATTTTGGCAGAGCGAATTGCTTACAAGAAGCGTACGTACGGAACAGCAGAACCAAGAACAGTTCGTTTCGGAAATCAAACTGTAACTATTGACCCAGTATTTGATGTCAATAAAGCAGGCGATGCTTTGCGTAGCGAATTTTCAAATGAAAAAGCACAGGAACTTAGTTTTCTTGGAGAGTCAAGAACTGGAACCAAGGTTGGCTTAAACTCTCGCCGAGGCGCAGCCTCTACGGTAAACATTAATGACCCGCTTTATTTTGAAGAATTAGCGTACATTATTAACCATCAGTTCCGCAATGACAGTCTTATCATGAAGATTCTCAGCGGCACATCGGACCAAGAACTTTTTGCTTGGGCAAAAACTGCAGAAGGAAAATCATACTTTGGACAATTTGCTCAAAATGTTCCAGAGAATATTTCATCAATGCTTAATGATAGAATTAATTTTGTTAAGCGTTATATCCCAAACGATGCTGCTCGTCTTACCGTATCTCAAGAGCCAGCAACTTCTGTTAAATTAAAGCAATTGCTTGCTAAGGATTTGGATAAACTAACAGCAATTCACCCATCAGAAATTGATTACGGTTCTGCATCAACTCCTGGCGGACTTAAAAAAGCAAACGAAATTGTTACTTCTTTAACCAACGGAGCATGGAAGAAACTCGCTGCTGCAGAAAATCCATTCCGCTGGGTGTGGGCTGAAAAGCAATGGGCACAAACAGTAGAAGATAAATTAACAATTCTTCATAATCAGGGTTACAAAGTTACGGACCAAACTGTAAATGCCGTTAGGCAAGCAGCCAACCGTGAAACCCTTCAAAATGCTTCCAAAGTTTTTTACAATGTTGACCGTCAAAATAGAGCGCTATACATTGCAAGAACTGTAGCGGCATTCCCGACAGCATCGGCTAGTTCCATTTATCGTTTTGGTAAATTAGGCATAAAATATCCTGGCCGCATGACGGGATTCTTGCGTAATTATTATTCCACCTACAACACATTCGGTGTTGATAAAAATGGAAACCCAGTTTCCGACCCAAGAGATGCTGAATATCTTGTCATTCCTGGAACTAAGGAAATGGGTTTTAACCATGAAAAAGGCGTGCTTTTAAGTACAAAGTCTACAGGCTTTTTGGCAAATATGCCAGGCCCATCATGGCTTACAACCCTCGCGCTTACTGAAGTCTACAAGTGGAAGCCAGATAGTTCAAAACTCATGAAGGGCTTGGTCGATTCAACCATTGGGCACCTTCCTGGTATGGATTATAACAGCCTATTTCCAACAGGTGTTAATGCCACCGTGTCTTCTAGTTTCCTTCCAGGTTGGTTAAATGATGCTAAGTTATGGCTTACGGGTTCAGATGCTTCTGCCGAATACCTGCAAGTACATAGCATGGTTAATGACTATCGCATGACTTTGTGGGAAATGAAACTTGGGCCTAAGCCAACAATGGAATCTATTATGAATGAAACCAACAATTGGTTCCGCAATAGATTTACTTGGCGCTTTGCTTCACTTATTGGTATTACTCCACAGCAAGATAAGCCAGGACAATTGTTCCAAAATCTTGCTTCAACATTAATGAAAAAATATAATGGAGATACTAATAAAGTTCAAGCAGAAATGCAGCAGATTCTTGGACCAGCATTTCCTACAGATAGATATACATATCGTGGCTCTGCTAAGAATGTTTATTTCTCACCAACGTATGAAGGCTATAACCGCGTTATTCAAGAAAACTCTGACCTGACCAAGAAGTTAATTCAACTTGGCTCAAATTCAAAAATTAATACTGTCGGGTTTATGACTTCAGATATTACGGGCGACCCAGACCCACAGATTCAAAAATATCTTTCTGACCCACGTGCCAAGTTACCTGGCGGTAATTTAATCAATGGTCAACCTATAACTCCAGAGCAATATGAAATTAAGTTAAGTATCAATCGCTCATGGGATGCTTTTAGAAACTACAAGCAGGACTTATTGACGGCCGTTCAAAAGGCTGGATATAAAAGAGTTGCCGATAGTCCTGAAGCAAAAGCAGCAATGGATTCATATGTTGCTCAGTTGCAGGATTATAGCCCTGAATGGTTTGATGAATACAAGCAAAATGCTGCTGGCAATAATGCTTACACAGTAGCACGAGCATTCCAGGATATTATTGATAATAAAAAATTCTGGGATAAGAACGGTAAAAACGATTACTGGCAGCAAGTATCTGCCTTTATGGGGTACCGTAATGAATTTGTCAAAGCGTATAATAGTAAAGAGGCAAAAGCAGCAAAGGCTCAAACATCAGTTCAGCAAGCCTGGATTGATTTCTTGCATAATGACAAAGATACTGCTGGAAAGTGGACACCACAATTGCAGCAAATAATTGACAGATACTTCATTAACGACACATTGGCAGGTACAAAATAATGGCTGGTCCGATTCCAACACCGAAACCAATTGTTATTCAACCAAAGCCATCAACTGGCACTAAGACATACGCATATGTTGATGGTAAAAAAGTTCTTGCTGCTAACGCAAAACGCATGTGGCTTAATCTTGATGATGCCAGCCGTCAGGCTGTCATTGAGTATACGACATCTATTGGCCGCAAGCCAGATTATGCAAAGACAATTTGGGGACAACTTGTTGATGCTTCAACACAGGCCATGTCAACTGGAGTTCTTAAGACACCATTTCAAGTTCTTCAAGATTTACGTGGCCAGCAGCCAACAACTTACACGACTACATCTAAAGAGTCATATAGCCCAGATGCCCAGACATCAGCCATCAATAATACATATGTAAAGTTGATTGGCCGTCTTGCTACCCAGGATGAAATCAATGCAATTATTACGGCTGCAAATGCACAACCTGGCACAACAAATAAAACTACTTATACTGCTGGTGGGTCAACAACAGTATCAAGTCCAGATTTAACACCAGAGCAGATTGCCTCCCAGCAATTACTTACATCTTCACAATATCAACCAGAACGCCAGCGTCAGCAAAACCTTAGTTTTGCCACATGGCTAGATACTGCCATGCGTGGCGGACAACAAGCGACAGCGGGGTTAGCAAATGGCTGATACAAAAGATGATGCAGTAAAGACTGCGGTTCCTTTTTCCTTGCCACGTGGGGCAAGAACCGACCGACAAATAGAACTTGAGATAGCAACAGCCAAAGCAGCAGCCGAGAAGGATGCAGCAGATAAGGCTGCAGCAAAAGCGGCAGCAGATAAAGCCGCTAAAGATGCTGCAGATGCAGCAGCCAAAGCAGCGGCAGCAAAAAATGCAGACCCAATGCTTGTCTCAATTACAGAGGCAATGGTTAAGGCACACCCAGAGTTAGCAACGGTTCGTGACTTATACCTTCAGGGTAAATATGCAGAAGCAATTAATACCCTTTACTCAACAAGTTTTTACAAGAATACCAGCGCAACAGTCTTTGCTAATGAAACATTAAAGATTAACCAGCCTGGTGTTTATGAAAATACCATCAAGAATGAATGGCTTCCAGCCTTACGTCAAGAAGCAATTGCCAAAGGATTAAGTGTAAGCGATGCTTCTTTGGAGGCAATTGCCCGTAAAGCCTATGACTTAGGGCTTACCGCATCATCTCCTGCAACGCTAGAACTTTTCCGTGGTACCGATTCAACTGGTAGTCCATATGTCACAACCATTCTAGGTGGCCTTGCATCAACCACTAAGTCAAATCTCGCTGCAGCAAATGATAACTATGGAACTGGATACAACCAGGACTGGATTACTCAGGCAGCAACATCTGTAGCGGAAGGTGCTACAACAGAGCAATTCTGGACTGACCAAATTAAAGCGCAAGCAGCGGGAGCATTTCCAGCATGGGCTAACCAAATCAATGCTGGTCTAACTATGAAGCAAATTGCTTCTCCATATATCCAAACATATGCCAACATTCTTGGTGTTGACCCAGCAGCAATTACCCTTAATGACAACCTTCTCAAGCAAGGTTTACAGGGCACAGACCCAACAAGCCCAAGCGGATTATCAATGTGGCAGTTTGAAAAGTTGGTACGTCAGGACCCACGCTGGGCACAGAGCAAGGATGCGATGGATAGTCTTTCTTCAACTGGCGCAAGCCTTCTTCGTCAATGGGGGTTGATGTCCTAATGGCTATTATAAATAATAACAAAAATATGGTAATGGCTGACGGTGCTGGTGGTGCTCGTTATGATGCACCAGGCGCAGCCTGGGTGTGGAATAACAGCCAAGGTACTTGGGTACAGCCACCACAACCTGGCGATGACAGCATGAACTATTCATGGGATGATGAGCGAGGTTGGGTTGGCACAAAAAAGCCACCAATTCCTGGCAACGGTTCTGGCGGTGGTAAAACCGTAAGCAGTGCTATTCAGAATGCAGATGGCTCAATTACTATTGTTTATAGCGATGGCTCAACTGAACTTAAAGCAGCATCCGAGGGTGCAGCAGCAGCATTAGCAGCAAAAGCAGCATTAGATGCAGCAAATGCCGCTTCAGCGTCAGCAGCAGCAAAAGCAACACAAGCCACAGCAGACGCTACATTGGCTGCACTTCAGCAAAACGCTGCAATGGCAGCAGCCACAAAGGCTCAAAATCAACAGAATGCCATCTCATTCCTTACGTCAACATTTAACGATTATGGCCTAGGCGGAGATATCGCTGGAGCAGTAACCAATCTTGTTCAGCAAGGTTACAACTCTGACACTATTCAGTTAATGGCCCAGGACCCAAAGGGAACAAATCCTTTGGCCGTTGCTTTTCAGCAACGCTTCCCTGCAAATGCTGCACGTTTAGCCGCTGGATTACCAGTTCTTTCTCCAGGTACATATTTGGATAACGAGCGTCAATATGCTCAAATCATGAGTTCTTATGGCATTAGCGGTGACTTTGCTACTAACAAAGATATTTTTACAAAGTTAATTGCTAACGACATTAGCCCTACTGAATTGAATAGCCGTGTTAATACTGCCAAGCAAGTTATTGAAAATACAGACCCAGCAGTTACTCAGCAACTTCAGCAGTATTATGGCTTGACTCAGGGTGATATGATTGCCCACGTGCTTGACCCTAAGGTTGCTACACCAATTATTGAGAAGCAGATTTCAACTGCTCAGGTTGGTGCAGAAGCAGCACGCTTTGGTGCCAACATTAACCAGTCCTATGCAGAGCAATTGAGCGCACTTGGCATCACACAGTCTCAGGCACAGCAAGGATTCCAGAACATTGCTTCTCAGCAGGCAGCCCTTCAGTCTGTGGCAGCAACTAATCCTGCATACCTCACACCTGGCTCAGTAGGTAGCGCCCTTCAGGCAGCAACCTTCGGAACCACTGGCGCAATTCAATCCCAGCAGGAACTTGAACGCCTTAAGGCTGCAGCAGCCAATCCATTTGGCGGCTCGTCTGGTGTAGGCAAGGGAAGTCTCATGGGCGCTGAAGAGGGCCTTTCGTAATAAATAGATTCCACACGGACTGACCAGCATCCGTTGTGTGTACCACTGACTGGTAGTAGGAGCCAATCCTCTTTCCCCTGAGAGACATTGCGGCCTGCGTCACAACTAACGAAAAGGGAGTGCCACATGGCAAACCAATATGAAGATGACGACTTCGATGATATCGAAGATACTCAAGATACAAATGGTCCTGCGAATCTTCGCAAGGCATTGAAGCGAGCAGAGAAGGAAAAGAAGGAACTAGCAGAACAATTGGCTGCTATCCAGTCTGACCTACGCTCACGCTCAGTCAAGGAAATATTGGCACAGAAAGGCGTACCAGATAAGGTCGCCAAATTTGTACCAGGCGACGTATCAACGCCAGAGCAGATTGATGCTTGGCTTGCCGAGAATGCAGATATTTTCGGTGTTAAGCCAGCAGAAGAAACTGCTCAAGTCTCACAAGAACAGCAAGCAAACGTAGCATCGTATCAGCGTATTAACGCTGCGACACAGAATGCAGCAACCCCAACCCGTGACCAGGACTTGGCCGCGAAGATTGTTGGGGCTAAAAACATTGATGAACTCAATGCATTAACAGGTCTACCAAGCCAGCGTTTTAGAGGCTAACTAAAAACAACCCATCCGCACAAACCTAATAGAAAGAAGGTGACACATGAGCAACGCATATACAGATATCGCTTCTGGTTCGTCACTAGGTAA